AACCTTGGTAGCATGGAGCGAAACTATCAAGCAATCGTCCACAAATACAATGCCATTCATGCCATCAAATATTGCTTTGCAATAATTATCAATGTCACTTTTCTTGGTTGGACGTTCTTGGCCTGATAAACAAGCCTGTGTGCGTTTTTTACTGTATGAAGCTGGAACAGGCAGGGTTATGTAGATATAAGCTGCCAGAGGCGTTTCTAAGGGCTCTGAAGCACCCATTGCAAGCTTTGCCGACTCAGAAACCTTAGATTCGTAATCAACTGTGGTTTTTGGACTGTAAGTTGAGACAAATTTACCCCGTCTTGCAAACCTTGGTCTGCCTTTTGGCACTGGCGTACCCTCCACCATGAATGTGACCATAAAAGTCATGTGAGTGTCCCATCTTTAATTCGGTTCATGTAGTCTCGGATTCTGTCTCTAGCACCACTACCATAAATGCGCTCTGCACGTTCAAGTCGGGCACGAATGAGGTCCCCGTTCTTGCCCCATTCCCAATTGCGGTAAAGCTCCCGAGCCTCTGCTTGCTCTAAGATGACCCTATCGCTAGGACCTTGAATGTTACGTCTGCTGTAAGTCACCAGTTAGCTCCAAAGCCATACGAATTATTTTTTCGGGGTAAGGCACTCCGTCTTTAACCTTGTCCAAGATTCTCATTGCATCTTCATATGTCATACAAATAAAAGTTGTTGAGTTTTTACAGTTGTTCCAGAGTCATATCTTGTTGTTTCACCTTTTGGATAAGGTTGAATTTCATATTTCAACAAATCAGTAAATTTTTTCTTTTGAAATTTGTTTCCACATATAAAAATATATCTGTGTTTTTGGCTTCGTTCAGAATAATAAAAATCATCTTTAAACTTTTCTTTAAGAAGTTCTAACGTCATGCCTTGGGCTAAATGTCTATTGTGTTTATGTTCTTGGCCTTTGATGTTCCAATTTGTTCTTTTGACGCTTAATCCAAGATAAATAAAATTACAAGCCTGGTAAACATATCCAACATGGCCTTGCCCCGTATCAGCGTAAGAAATTACTATTGTTGGTTTTGGCAATAATTTCATAGAATTTGCAACTAAAAAAGACGCTTGATTTTTGTCGTTGTTTAACAAACACAATCTATTTAGTTCAATAACAATGGCTTCATGTTCTTTTCCACATATTCCTCTAGCAACCATTGGTGAACCTGCAAGACCATAAGTTACAACTCCAATTAGTTTGTCATCTTCATACAAACCAAAGGCGTACATAATCATTGGCAATCTTTTTGCATAATGCTTTTCAAGTAACCAAGGCTCGGCTTCAAATGAATTAATAGGTAAAACTTTCATGCTTTTCTCCTATAAGCATTAAGAATTGCTCTTTCTTCAGGTGTTGGTGGACGAGTTACTTTTTCATCCTGTTTAATCTTTTCCAATGCAGGGTCAGGAAGGTTTGATGGTGCAACTGTTACCCTAACAATGTCGGCATAGTTAACTTTTTCAACTTTAGTATTTCTAACCCAATTGCGCCAAGTGGCTTCCCAATCCAATTTCACACCTTTTTGGCCAGGTTGTGCGATCCAATAATCTTTAAACTGATCTGCCACCTTTCGCACATCAAGGTCAGGTCTTTCCTGTTGAGCCCATTCACCCCATGGTTTCAATAAAACCCAATCTTGGGCTAGGCGTGAGCCGAGCTTTCTTTTATTCTGTTTCTTATCTGTATCTGCTTCTGTATCTATAGCGTTACTTGGATGTTCCTGTAACGTTTCATCATTGTTACTAACCTGTTTCTTTTTTTCTCTATGCCTTGCAACCCGCATGGTGCTTGAGTCTGAGACAAATTGTCTTTTGTCCCAATTCAATAAATTCCATTGTTTATCAATAAATTTCTTATTAATAAACAATTGCTTAGTGTCATCTAATTCTTGTGCTGATAAGCGCAATTGAAAAGCAATTTCTGTTTCATGTAACGTTTCAAGAACTTCACTACATCGGAGGCATAAAAGCATGACATAACGTCTTTGCATAGCCTCTGAAAGCATTTGAATTTTTGGGTCGTGTGCGAACTCTGAATAGAGTCTAAACCATGGGTTTGCCATATTGTGTACCGCTTTTTAAACACCCTTAAAGGAACTTCCAGCAGGAGAAGGGATAACTCTTTTCGATGCGCTCATGACTTCGCAACTAGCTGGGTTCCATAATACATTATTTACTAGAACGTTTCAAGTTTCTATAGTTGGTCGTTGAATGACCAATATGGAAAAAATGACAATGCCCACATTTGTAGATTTGAAAAGAATTGTCTCTTTTCTTACTGATTGTGGATTCGGCTATTGTAAATGTCGGGAAAGGATGCTTACCCGCACACTGTACGGCAGCGTCAAATTTGTCGGTTGTTTTCACTTAATACCGCCTTTGAATAAGTTGTAAAGTCGGGAATGGATCTGTAAAAACTTCTAGCCTGTGAATTCATCACCGCATACTCAGCCTTGGTAAAGATGCCTTTAGCGTTCCTGATATCAAAGGGATTTAGCTTGTCATAAGGCTCATCATTGGCGGCTTTGGTAGCGTCAATCATATGCAAAGCAAGGGTATATCTCATTATCCAACAGCGACCCATCCTGATCTTTTCAGCACTAAGTTGTTTCTTGCGAATCATTTTCTTACAAGCGGCAACTATTGATGTTCTTGGTATGCCTGTCAAGTTCTCCATGTCATAGGACGTAAGAGATCCATTTTGTAAACATTTGATGATGGCTTCCTGAGTCATTTATACATTCCTAAAATGTTGATTGGTTTATCTGTGTGAAGCTCTAATGCCCGAGCAACAAGGGCAGTTAAGGCGGCATCTCTGTCACCAGGGTGTTGGTTGTAAGTTATAACTAAGTTATAGGCGTAAGCCAATAAGGCTTGAGCGCAATCTTGTTCGGTTTGTTCTATGTTCATGGCAAGAATATTAGTGTTGTTTTTTTGTCTGTCTATTAGGGTTTATCCTAATACAAATAATTTAAAAAGCATGGCATATTAGAGGCTCTTAAGGAGAAAGTAATGGCAACACTAAACGGCAGAAAGGTTATCGACATTGAGGTAGATGGTGTCGATAGTAGGGATTATCCTGATTTTTCAGATGCGTATTTCAGTTACGCTTGCTATGAGGACGGCACACCATTGACGGATGATGAGCTTAACAAGCTTACAGAAAACAATGGCGACCTCTTGTACGAAAAAGCGTACGATTCACTTCACTAAGGAGAAAGTAAAATGACTAGCATGGAATTTACAAAAGTAATTGATGTTGAACTTGGTTCAATTGCAGAGATCTCTTCAGGTATTTATAGAGAACTTACTATCCGCACAAAAGATGGTGACATCAGAATCACTATTGTTGCAGATACCGATGAATCAGAAATTAAAATTTTATCTTAAGGAGAAAGTAATGAAAACAGAAACACTCAAGCACGTTCGTCAATTGTTTATGACTTATGATGCACCCCCCCAAACAATTCGCAGCTATCAGCGTCAATGGGTTCGCTCTGTGCGTTATCTTGGCGACAACTGGTTGTTGGCTAAGAAAGTAGAAAAATTTGAAGCTCCAAAACCTAATTGAACGCCAAGGTGATATTGTGAACAACTACATCATTGACTACAAAGAAGAGTACGCCAACACAAAGTACTGCCCATATTGCGTTCAACCAAAAGGCAACAAGTTTGTCTGCTGCGGTGAGATGGATTGGGTAGATTTCAAAGACCTTGATGACAACACTCAACTAGAGATCATTAAGGAAGAATATGACAATGCATTCAAAAACCACAAGGTATAACATGACAGTAAAAGATTTACTTGCGCTCAATGTAAACGAGCATACAGAGAAGAAAGGTAACCTGACATACCTGTCATGGGCGTGGGCATGGGCAGAGGCTCTTAAGGCCGATCCTAATGCGCATTTTCAAGTGCAGATGTTTGGTGACAAGTGCTATACCGATATCAACGGCACATACATGGTCTGGGTGACAGTGACTATGTTTGGCAAACCAATGACCTGCCAACTGCCCGTCATGGACCATCGCAACAAGGCCATTCAACACCCTGATGCGTTTGCTGTGAACACTGCCATCATGCGCTGCATGACTAAAGGGTTGGCACTTCATGGACTCGGAATGTACATTTTTTCGGGCGAAGACCTGCCAGAGCAAGATACAAGCGTTATTGATGCAGTGGTCGCTGCCATCAGAGAAAGATACGAAGCAGGTGATGAGCCTGGTATGTATGGCGAATGGGAATCCATTATGGATAACGAAGTTCGCATCAGGGTTTGGGATACTCTCAAGCCAGACAGTAAGGTAAGGTCGGCTATCAAAGCCTATAAAGAAAAAATGAAGGAAAGTACATGAAA